TGGTTAGACGAACCGACCCTCTACGGGGACGACCTCCACCAAATACGGCGTATGGTCGGATCTCGACTCTCCACCGGACCTCCGGCGGTCCAGTTGTGGACGTTCACCGGGAACGGACGAGACGGGAACGCGGGCTATCAGATAATGGAACAGCGGATAGACGAGAACGAGAACCCGATAGCCGCAAATATCCACGTCGTTAAACTGAACGTCCTAAAGAACCCGTTTATCCTCCCCTCGACTAAGCGGAAACTGAAACGTCAATACGAGGGGACGAACTTAGAGGAACAGGGACTCTACGGGGGCTATGCGGCGTCCGAGGGTCGGGTTTACTCCTCGTTCAATCGGAACGACCACGTTCTCCCCGCGGCGGAGGCGGACGTTCTCGCGGAGGACGAGTTCCGGTTCTACGGCTACGACGCCGGGTGGACGGATCCCCGCGTCCTCCTCGAACTCGGACGGACGCCCTACGGACAGGTCCTCGTTCTGGACGAGTTCTACCGTTCGGAGTCCCACGTCGAGGACGGGATTAAGTGGCTGAAAGGACAGGTCGGATCTCGACAGGTCCAGCGTCCGAAAGGCGTTATCTACTCCGAACACGAACCGGAGGACATTACAAAGTTCAGGAAAGCGGGCTTTCAGGCGGTCCCCGCGAATAAGTCCCTGAACGCGGGGATCCCCGCGGTCCGTCGTCGCCTCGGAACGGACTCCGAGGGGAACGTCGGGCTACTCGTCGCGGACCGCTGTGAGAAAACTATCTCGGAACTACAGTCCTACAAAGAGGACGAGATAGGGACCTCCGCGGCGGAGGACCACGCGGCGGACACCCTCCGCTACGCGGTTATGGGCTACGACGAGGGTCCGTCCGGCGGAGGGAACGACTCCGGCGGAGGGTCCAGCGTCGAGAAAGCCTAAATCAGCTCCCGGAGGGTCCGGAACCGCGGTCCTTTCTCCTCGTCCGTCCGGTCGAGGCTACGCCGGAGAGAGTCGAGGGCGTCTTTCGTCTCCGGGAACGTCGGACCCGGGTAGATCCGGTCGTCGTCTCCTGTCCCCTCGAACACGACTACGCCCGTCTCTCCGAGACGGGGGACGTGGTTCTGATAGAGGGAGACGTAGACCCGTTTCCGTTCTTTCGAGGAGTAGTCCGTTCCGTAGATCTCCTCACTCACGCGGGCGACGACCTCGGAGAACGTCCCGCCTCCCTCGTCGTCCAGAACGTCGAGGAGGATCCGTCTCCGGTCCTTTGCGATAGCGTCTATTACCGCGTCTATGTTCTGTCCGGGCTGTTCCTCTCCGTCTCGAACCGCGTTCACCGTGGAACTCATTTTCTAACACTCCACCTACTCGTAGCATACCCTTACTTAAAGTCATAGACCCACTACCACGGAACAGTCTACGGTAATGGGTCGTTTAATGACTGTATAATCCCGGTCGAGACACCACGCTAACGCCTATACGCGTGGAGGTAACTTTAAGACCCTCCGGAGAGGAGTAGTAGGTAGGTGCTAAGAGTATGATAGAATCACTCACCGTCGGAGAACAGATTTTCGTCCTCGCCTCCGCGGGGATCCTCGGAACGCTATGGACCTGTATGGGCGTCGCGTGGAGGGTAGCCCGATAATGTTCGGCGTCGCCCCGAACCCGTCCCCGGACGGATCTAACTGGACTGTCGCTATCGGACACGGAGACGCGGAGGACGACGAGGACGACCCGGAGGTTACGGTCGTCGCCCTCACGTCGGACGTGGATCTCCCCGGAGTCACGGAGAAAGAACTCCGGTTCGGACTCTACGAGGACTCCGTAGGGGACCCTCACGCGGTCTACGTGGGCGTCTCCCTCCACAGACACGGGGACGGACCCGGAGAGTGTGAGGTCTTTACCGCGGAGGAGGGTCGGACCTCCGTCGAGGACGTTCCCGACGACCTCCGACAGGCGATAGAGGGCGTTATGGAGTTCGAGATCCACGACCACGGAGAGATCCCGCTGGACGTGGACCGCGTTCGCCTCTCGGACCTCCTCGAACAGGAGACGAACCCGCGGGGGTTCCAATAATGGACCCGAACGACCTCCCCGACTCCGTGAACGGCGTCCCGCTGGACGAACTCACGGAGGAACAGCGGGAACAGGTCCTCCGGGCTGAACAGGCGCGACAGTTACAGGAGGCGGAGTCCACCCTACAGGAGTTCGACCGCCTAATTCAGGAGGAGGTCCGACGACAGAACGAGTTTATAGAGTCGAACCTGTGGGAGACGGACTGGACGGAGGTCGAGACGGTGGACATAGTGACCCTCCGCCCGTTCCCGACGACGCCCGGGGAGTTCTCCCGCCCGGATATTCAGGTCTACCGCTACGGGAACGAGGAGGAGGTCCCGGACTCCGGGATCTACTACCGTGGAGACGCGGAGGTAACTCTACAGCGGGTGGACCGGGAGGAGTGGATAGAGATAGTCGAACGCCTACAGAACGAGGACCGCGTTCCGGACGACGTGAGTATCCTCACCGGGTCGAAAGGCGTCTCCGACGACCGGGACAGTCTCGGAGAGGACGAGGGGGCGGACGCGTGAACCTGAAAGACGTGGGGAACGCGAACTTTTGGGGACGCGCCCTCTCCGTCCGGGGCTGGACCCTCCACGTTCGCGTCCGCCGGAAAGCCTCCCGTCCGATTAACAGGCGGTGGCTGAAAGTGGACCTGTATAACTACAACTACTCCGAGGAGGCGCGGGAACGGTCCTCCGACCTCACGCTTACGACCTGTGAGGAGTGTGGGGAACTCGTCCAGCGGGGACGCGAAAAGGTCGAGGAGGTCCACCCGTGAACTACCCACTACCCGACCTCGGAGACGACCGTCGTCTCCTGTGTCCGCTGTGTTTCGAGGCGGTCGAGGAGGCGTCCGTCGAGTATCGGGAGTTCGGACAGGAACGGGCGACTATCGCTATGGAGGATCCCGACCCGTCGGACGCCCTCACGTTCGAGACGGTCGAGGCGGTCGTCCTCTCTCCCTGTGGACACGCTACTCACCGCTACGGGGACGAACGCCCGGACCTGTTCCTCCCGTGGACCTACGAGGACCCCGGTATGTCCGACCGTTTCGAGGACCTACAGGAGTACCTATCCGACCTCGAACAGCGGTTCTCCGAGTTCGACATAGGACTCTACGGACAGGTCGGACCCCTCCACGCCTCACAGGAGGCGGAACGGAGGCGCGTCGAACGGATCTACGTCCGGTTCGCCTACGAGGAGTGGACCGTCCCGGAAATCTCGGACCTCCCCTACGAGGAGAACCCGGTCCAGATCCCGAAACTCCTCGACTACTCCCCCGTCGAGGACTGGACCTCCGCCCCGTGGAGTGGGCTGGACCCGGGAACGACGGTTCGGACGGTCCACTACGTCCGGGAGGTCGAGGAGTAATGGACGAGAACCACCCGAACGTTCACGTTCAGGTCCGGGTCGTGGACTACGGCGAACGGAACGAGGACGGGGAACCGCTACAGGTTACTCACGAACAGGCGTTTACCCGGGACCGGATCCGGAAACAGTCTCCCGACGAGTTCGCGGAGACGGTCGTCGGGTTAGGCGCGGAGGCGGTAGCCCGACGGTTCCGCGGACACGGGGAACGGGCGGGGGAACCTCTCTCGTCGTTCCTCCCGCGGCTAAAGTTCGCCCACGGTCCAGCGGACCTCCTCGTAAACGAGTGGACGGACACGACTATCCGGTATGACCCGGACGACGACCACGACTACCGACCGGGCGACGTTCTCGAACTCGTCTACGCCCCGACCGGGGACGTGTTCGCCCGGGCGGAGGTTCAGGCGTCCCGGTCCGTCGAGGCTAAGGACGCCCTCCGGACGGTGGACGACCTCGGAGGGTCCTACTCGACGGACACCCTGAACGCACTAATCGACATACTGAACGACTACTACGCGGACCCGCTGGACTACGAGACGGAGGTCCGCGTCCTCGTTCTGGACGTTCTCGAAACCACGGACGAGGTGGACCTATGACCCACGACACTCACTACGGGGAGATCTCGGACGGTATCACTCTCCGCGGCGTGGGGGAGTTCGACCCGGACGTAGTGGGCGCGGGGACGCCTGTGTTCGCGGTCGAGACGGTGAACGACTCCTACCTCACGTTCTGTTTTCAGCCCGACGAGATAGGGGACGAGGACCTACGCGTGTTCCACGTTCACTCCTACGTCCCGGGGGAGTTCTCGCGTATGCTGAACGCGGTCGTCCAGCATTTCTCCGGGGCGGACGGACCACAGCCTACGGAGGTCGTGTTCACGGTCGTAGTCTCGGAGTGGTTAGAGGGCGCGAACCTCCGGGAACGCCTCGACGGGTTCGAGGAGAGGACGGTCGAGGAACCGGGGACGGGAGAGGAGATCCCCGAACTCGTCGGGACGTGGGACCCCGGCTACGACCCACGGGAGGACGAGTAATGTCCAGCGTCGAGACGGGGCGGACGACTCTCGGAGACGTAGCCCCGGGAGTCCTCGTTACCGCGGCGTCCGCGGGCGTCGCGGCGTGGGGACTCCTCACGTTCCACTTTCTCGCGGCGTCCGGCGGACTCCTGATATGGATTTTCGTGGGGTTCCTCCCGACCTCGTTCCCGGAGTTCTACCCGGATCTCGCCTACCCTATGTGGATCTCGACGGTCGTCTCCGTCGCGTTCGTCGCGTTCGCGGTCCACGAGCTGTAGAAGTAACTCGGAGTTCTGTTCCAAAGGGCGGGAACGTAGGAGGAACCCGCGCTATGCGGTCGTTCCTACGACGGACTCCCCCTTAAAAGTCCGCTATCCTCCCGGTTCCGGAGTTCAGTAGCGGTAGCCTAAGATACCTTTATGGAACTCGTAGGGTAAGGCTACTCTATGAATATAGAGAGGTCCCTCGTCCTCCTCACCGGGCTGTTCGGAGTCGGGCTGTGGGGAGTCGTGAGTATCGTTCCCTCCGACGACCCCGCCCTCCTGTTCGCGGGAGTCGGGATCCTGTTCTCCGTCGTCCTCGTCGGGACGGTGGTTATCCTAATCGCTAACGCGTCGAGACACAGACACAGCAAAGCGGGACACGGGAGGATCCTCTAATGGATCTGGACTTTCCACAGGCGGACGAGATAGAGTCCCGCTGTGAACGGAAACTCCCGGACGCGTCCGGGGACACGCCCGAACCCGTCCTCCCCCGCTGTAAGGACGACGCGGTTACGTGGTTCGGGACCGAACGCGGGACCCGCCTCTACGTATGTGAGGACCACGCGAAAGAGATCCTACGCTTTCAGGAGGGAGACGACGAACTCCCGGACGAGTGGAACGAACTACAGACCTACGCCTCCGAGAGGGGCGTCTCACCGAAAGGACACTCCGAACCGTCCCTCCGGGCGCGTCTCCGTTACACTAAGGACGCCTCGGATCTCGACCCTCACCCACGCGTCTCTCCCTGTCGTTCCTGTCATAGACTCACCCTCACGGAGGAGTTAGACTGGACGGAGAGAAAGTGTCCGGAGTGTCGGGGGGAACAGGAGTCCGTAGATCCGGAGAACGCGGTAGAGGCGACGGGGAAATGAGTATGTCCCGGGACGAGAACCCGGGACCCCACGCGGACGACGGAGGCGCGGGACTCTCGGACGACGACTACGACCGGATAGCGGAGTTCGCCCGGAAAGACCCGGCGGACAGGAACCCGAACGACCTCCTCCCGGACGGGGCTGTGGAGAACGGGACCTCGACCGGGACCTCCGCCTCCGCCTGTAAACGGATCCGGCGGAGTATGTCCGAGGCGACGACCGTCCGGGAGGTTATGGAGGGCTACCCGGAGACGACGACCTCCGAGGTTATGAGACACGCCTACGGAGAGTGTTCTCACGTCCACGAGATCCCTCCGACCGCCTCCCCACAGATAGGAACCGTCGAGTGTCGGACGTTCAGGGAGAGGTTCACCGCGGGCTACAGCGTCGCGGAGATAGCGGAGGAGTTCTACCGTTCTGATAACACCGTAACCCGGCACATTTTCGGGCGCTGTTCTCACGACAATAACCCGCGACGCCTGTCCGTTTCGGAGGTCGAGGAGGAGGAGTGTTCCCGCCTCCGCGGACTCTACAAAGGGAACGAGAACGTGGACGTGTTCGGGGCGGCTACGGCTATGTCTCTCCGGGTCGAGGTAGCCGCGACTCACCTTTTCGGCTACTGTGAGTGTGAACGAGGACACGTCCCCGCGGAGGAGGTCGAGGAGTGGGGCGGGGGCGGGTAGGACGCTTTCCCGTAGTTAATCCTTAAGAGACGCCGGTTAGACGAGTAGGATAAGACTAATGGGAACTTTTGATACTCTCCTGTCCGGCGTCGCGGGAGTTCCCGACGAACGGGACGAGGGACGACCGTCGCGGCGTCCCGGGGAGGAACTTTCTCTCTCGGAGAAAATGGAGGCGACGAGGGCGTTAGAGAAACGCCTCGACGGATCCGGGAGGGCGGTCCAGAAACAGAACGTGGACCGAAAGGCGACACTCCCCACAGCGTTAGAGGACGCGCTGGACGGTGAGGACGCCGCCCCGAAACCCTACGACCCCGAACTCCTCCGGGATCTCTCGACGGGGACGGTTCCACAGACCTACGTAGACACCTTAGCACAGGACGCCGCCTCCGCTAATTGGCGTCTCGTCCCGAACGACGAGGAGGCGGACGTGGATCCTTCGACTATCGCACAGGCGGAACGGAAACTCCGGGATCTCGTCCCGGACTCCACCTTTTCGGAGTTCTTAGAGGAGTGGTCCCGGACCCTCCTCCGCCTCGGAGACGGGACCGTGGTAAAGCACTACCCGGGCGGGAACACGTCGAACCCGGTCGGGGAGATAGTCCACGTAGACTCCGCGACTATGTTCAAACGACTGGACGACCGCGGGTTTACGGAGGGCTACGTTCAATTCGTGAGGGAGTCCTCGTCCGCGGGTAAGGACGAGTTCGAGGGGATCCCGTTCGAGGAGGAGGAGGTCGTATGGGTTTCGTGGGCGCGACGAGGGAACACGCCCTACGGAGAGAGTCCCGTCGAGAAAGGACAGGACTCCATAGAGGTCTTAGAGGAGATAGCGGAGAAAGAGATACTGGACCTTATTCAGGGTATGCCCCCGGGTATCGTTTCCCGTCCGCCGGACACGGAGATCCCGATAGACTCCGCGGACTGGGCGAACTTCAAAGACGATATGCGGCTAAACGAGGGCGAACGACACAGGTTAGCCTATACTAAGTTCCCGGTGGAATACACAGCCCTCTCCCCGAACTATCAGGAACTCCAACTCCTCGACCGCTACCACACTAAGGTAACGGAACTCGGAGGCGTGTTCAAAGTGAACCCCTCCTACGCCGGGTTCGACTTTGAGAACACGAACCGGGCGACGGACGAGAGTCAACAGGAGGCTTACAAACAGCGGGGCTTTCGGGTTCTCGTAGACCGCCTCGAACAGGCGCTTACCCTCGGAGTCGTCCCGGATCTGAAACTGGACATAGGGGCGGACCTCCGTTTCGAGTTCGAGAAAGAGACGACGACCTCGGAACGACAGTCCAAAGCCTCCGCCCTACAGGAGTCCATCAAAGCGGGGAAAGAGGCGGCGGACGCTGGACTCTCCGTAAGTTGGCGCGACGGTATGCCGGTGATAGAGGACGGGGAAATGGAGGCGGGGAACGCGTCCAGCGGAGGCGGAGAGGGAGGCGGACTGTTCGCCTCCGTGGACGGACGGAACCTCGACAGGGAGACGGTCGAGGCGGTCGAGACGCGAAAGAACCGGAACGCGGTCGTTCTCGCGTTCCCGCCCGGGGGCGTCGCCCACGGAGACGACTCCGAGTGGACCGGGTTCCTGAACCGCCTCCTCGACTTAGGCGCGGAGAAAGTCGTGGACCTGAAAGGGCGGCGGAACGGGAACGAGAGGGTCTATCCGCCGGACCTCCCGGACCCCCACGACCCCGTATTAGCGGTTCACGGACTGGACGAGGCGACTATCCGGGGGACGCTGAACTCCTACGAGGACGTTTACCTCCGGGTCGTGGACGGACCCACGGAACAGTCTAAGAGTGGTGGTTCGGGAAACGGGATCCGGGGGCGCGAGAGTAAGGCTACCCTCTCGAAAGAGGAGGTCGAGACGGTAGACGAGGTTCTGTTCCGCGCCCATAAGGAACAGATCTACCCGGAGTCCATAGAGGCGATAGAAAAAGCCTCGTTCAGCCCCTCGGAGGTCCCGGACTACGTAGTGGATAAGATCCGGGAGGCGATTAAGGACGGGGCTGTGTTCGACGGGATAGAGTCCCTGTCCGACGAACTCACACAGGCGAAAGACCGCTTAGAGGACGTTCTCCTCGAAAACCTCACGGAGGACGGAGGTAGCGGGTGGAGTCTCGGAGAGATCCGCGACGACATACAGGAGACGTTTCCGAACGTCTCGAAAGAGGAGGCGGAGGTCGTCGCCCGGACGGAGACGAGTTCCGTTCTGAACACAGCCCGGGAGAAAGGCTACGAGGAACGCGACGACGCGGCTACCCTCCGGTATATCTGGACGGGACCGGACGACTCCCGGACGACGGACGCCTGTGAGGAACTAAAGGACCGGACGGACCCGCGTCGAGGAGAGGGAGGAGATCCGCTAACTATGCCTGAACTCAAACGGGCGGAGAGAGACGTTCACGGTAAGTATTTCCCGGAGTTAGAGTTCCGGGACCATACCGTTCACATTAACGAGAGACATACGTTCCGACGGTGGATAGAGGGGGCTATGTAAATGGGACGAGGAGACTTTCAGGAGTTCACGGACGCCCTCTACGGGCTTACGAACCTGAACGGCGTTATCCCGACCGCGAACCTAACCGGGCTGTGGAACGTCACTCCCTCGGATCCGTTCACGGACCTACAGGAGTTCGACACACAAAACGCGTGGGACGAGATCTCCGGCGGG